TCCAAATCTACCTGCACCATAAAGACCACCTTCAGTAGCTTGAGTAGAACCCAATTTGTTACCTAATGGTGATAAAGAATCTTTACCGAATGAACCACCGTTACCGAATAAAGATGAATTTTGTGCTGGTCTACCTACTGCAGTATCAGTACCATATTTGAAGTCCATATAAAATATAAGACCTGATGGTAAGTTCATTGGTTGTACAGAAACGAACTCTTTAGATGCGATTGAACCAAAGATACGTCTTACCAATGGAAGAGCTACACCTGCCCACTCTTCTGAACCTGCTGAAGTACCCGTTCTAGTAGCTTCATCAAGTAATTGTTTAGCTTGGTTTTCAAGCATTACTGCCATACCATGCTTTGAAGTTTCCGAACCTACTCCTTCAAGTAAGCCAGTCTTCTCCCACTTTGATTTTAAACCTCTAGTTTGCTCAAGCATAAGAGATTGTGGGTTTTTGCCTGTCATAATTTGTTTTAAGTCCATTTTACTTAATTTTAATTATTTTTGTTAAAAATTATTTAATGATACCTGCTAATTTCTTAAATCTGTCAGAAAAATCAGCTGATTCTGCAATTACTTGCTTAGCTGCTGCTGGCTTTGTAGATTTAACTGCTTTGCTAGCGATTCCTTCAGAAATTGATTTTTTAGTAGATTTGTTAGATGTAGTATATTTGAAATTCTCTGCTAATGTAGAGTAAACCAATTTAACTTCTCTAACTGATTTTGTTCTATCCAAAGTTTCGATAACTTTAACCTTCTGTTCGTTGGTCATGTTATGTGCTCTGAATAATTTGTTTGCGAACAACAACTTAGCGTTCAATAAGTTCACTTCGTTGATAGTCTTTTGTAATGATTTGATAGTTTTGTAAGCTTCTTTAAGTTCTTCTTTAGAATCTTCTTCTTCAGCTTCATCAACTTTCTCATCATCTTTTTTCATGTCCGCTTCCATTTCACGAAGAATTTCTTCTAGGTCGATTACATCTTCCTTTTCTTCTTCTTCGTTGGTAACAACCACTTTAGGGTCCTCACCTTTGTCTGTACCAGCTTCTGAACCATCTGCCAAGTTTTCATTTTTTTCTTCCTTGTCATCTTCTTCTTCAGCTTCATACATTTCTTCTTCTGAACCTTCTTCACCAGACTCATCGCCTAATTGTGCTTCAAGTTCTCTGATGATAGCTTCTAAGTCCAAATCATCTTCCGATTCTTCCTCATCGCCCATTTCGTCACCCATTGGTGCACCCATTTCATCACCATCTTCTTCTTCTGAATCGAAATTGAATTCATCACCCATTTCGTCATCAGCTTCCATTTTTGGTTCTTCATCAGCCATTTGGTCATCACCCGCTTCCAATTCTGCTAATCTAGCTTTCAATTGTGCGATTTCGTTTTGCTTTTCAGCTTCGTCATCACCCATTTCCATACCTTCTTCTTCATTAATATCTGCTACTTTTTTGTAGTCATCAACTTGTGCACCTGGCTCACCAGATGTAGTTTTAGTTGAACCAGCTTCGAATTCGGTATGTGCATCTAATTTAGGATTAGAAGTAGAAGAACCAATGCCTGTAGAATCCAATTCCTCGTCTACTTTTTCTGCATCTTTTTCCTCAGCTTCTGCTTCTGCTCTTAACTTTTGAGATAAGATAGATTGAAGTCTTGGAGTGAATGCTTCTTCAAGAGCGAGTTTTGCGTTTGCAAGAGCAGTTTCTTTAACAGCCTTAGCATCAGCAATTGCTTCTTTCAACAATTTTGAATTTGCCATTTTTTTCTCCTTAAATTTGTTCGTGAAGTTATTCGGGAAGGAAACTCCAATAGAATAATGTCGGTTGTTCGGTCACACCTTATAAGAGAAGGGTATTCATTAACCAACTATGTCGTAATAATAAAATCCCATATAATAATGGGATATTTGATAATAAATATGTAAATTTTTTAGAAAACTAAAGAATTAATATAAAAATTTATTTTTTCTTTTAGCTTCTTCTTTTTGTAACCTGTTTTTAACAGATGGTTTTGTGTAGGTTTGTCTTTCTCTTAATTGTTCAATTTGTTTTGTAGATTGAACTTTTCTTTTGTATTCTTTCAACGCACCTTCAACATTTCCACCTTTAATGTTTACTATTAACATAACTTATTGTAAAAATGTGAGTTTGTATTTTGTTTTATATAAAAGAGATACTACATTATCAATATCATTTTGTAGCCAGCTAGTTTGTAATTTTTCATCTTTTCTTAATTTTTCAACAGCTGCGATTAATTTATCAAAATATCCAATAATGTTTTTAATATCAGAATTAGTATCTAACCCACTAACTGGTTGTAATTTAATTAATCCATTTTGTCCCTGATATACTTCAATTAATCCGTCTACCAATCCACCAATTGAATCATAATATTCACCCAATGCCAAATGTGCGGATAGTGCACCCGTTCCCTTTACTCCCACATGGAATACATGCGTCTGCGTTCTACTATGCAATAATAAAGATGCTAATTGTTCCATTTTATTTTTTTTCTTGTAATCCCAATCTTTGTGCCATTTGTTCTTCGGTGATTTCTGCAATTTCAAAATATCTACCTAATACATGTCCCATATCTTCATAAAGAGCTTCTAATCTTTGTTCTTGTGATTTTGCTTCAATTGATTCTTTTTCGAAAGCAGATTGTAATTTTTTTAATTCGTTCATGTTACGTTTGATTGTAACTCTATCAAACCAATCACCACCTTCTCTTAAAGTATATTCCTGTGCAGCATCTGCGATTGCTCCAAGTGTTTCAGCAACTTGTCTAATATCAGATTTTCTGCTCATATTTTGTCTGTGCTGACCGTATGTTGATATAATTTCTAAAAAATGCTTCTTTATTTCAGAAGGTAATTGTTGAAATTCTTCGGTTTCTTTTAATATATCTTTTAACTTTATCATAGTTATTTCTTTACAATTTTATTTCTTTTTAATTTTTGAACAGCTTGCATTAACTCCGTTGGGGTCATATCCAATGCATCGATTAATTTTGCAATAACATATTGTTCTTTTCTTCTATTAAGGTTATATCCCTTTAATGCTTTAATTGCTCTATCTAAAAATCTTTCGGCAGATGCTGGTAATGATACATCCATATCATCCAATTCTTCTTTTTGGATTTGTTTAGTAGGTATTAAATTTATTAATTTTGCCATTCTATTTAATTTAATTCAACTATAATTTCTCTCATTAAATCCTGTGCTTTACACCACTTACCACACTCTTCTGCAATCTGTTTCCATTGTTTAGATTCGTTTATTGGTGCCATAAATGCTCCATGTGTAGATGGGTTCGAAACAAAATCCCAACCTACTAATTCAAAATCTTCTTGAACCATTACAGTACCATCTCTTAATTCTTTTACAGAACCCAATCCTCTTGATGAAATGCCTAAACGAATATTATTTTTTAATAACTCTCTTAATATATTACCCGATGGTGTTGAAAGAATTTCTACTTTACCCATTACATCATCACCATCCCACCAAATTTCTCTTATATTATGTGATACATTTTTAAGATTGATTACCGGAGAATCTGGATGGTCTAATTCACCCAATGCTCTTCTTTCTTTTATGAGTTGATTATATTTTTCACACTCTCTCATTAAGATTTCTTTTGGATATCTTCTATTGTTTTGATTTGGAGCACCTGCTCTTTGTAGAATACCCTGAACCAAGTATGTTCCGTTTTCTTCTTTTACAAGCTTTGCTTCAAATAAATGCGTTTCTATCAATAATCCTTTATTCATCTTATTTTATATCTTTTTTTACTTTATCAACCGCTGATTTTGTTATGGATGAATCATTCCAAGATTTTATTAATATTGTTTTTAATTCATTTTCCAAATCCGTTTCGTTAAATTCACCATTTGTTTTATCACTCATTTTTATAATTTGAGTTTTTACATATGGTAAATTTATAATTCTATCAGCCGTTGTATTATCAATTCCTTTATTGGTTTCAACCATTTTAGCTATATCTGATATTGTTTTTTTGTCATTTGATATAGAATCTAAAATCTTTTTAACCAAATCTTTGTGTTCCGATTTACCTTGAAAGTATTTTATTCCTTTCATTGCTAAATCCACAAAGTAATAAAAAACAATTTTAGCAATTAAAATAGTACCAACAGTTGCTACTATATTAACTACCAAATTTTCATTTACTTTTTTTTTTCTTCGTTTTTAGCTCTTAATTTAGCTAAATCCGAACCTTCAATCTCACCATCCTTATCAACATCAATTTGCTTTTGTTTATCTGTCAACTCTTCTGGTAAACCGGTCAATCTACCTTCCGATTTTGCCTTTGCAGCTTTATCAACTGCTTGGAAAAATTTAACTTTTTCATCATCAGACATATCAGGAATAGATTTACCTGTTTTATCTAACATATGTTTAAACAATTGTTGATAATCACTTTCTTCTTTTACTACTTGCTTAATAAGCTCTTTTAGTTGTTTTATATTCATTTTATTCCGATATTTGTCTAATTTTCTGGTCTAATTTTATTAATCTTTCCTTTATAGCATAAATATGACTATTTGTTCTTTTCCAATAAGATTTGTTATCTACACCACTTTCATTTTTAATCTTACCATACCAATTAAGAAATCTTTCCATTTCTTTTAATTGTTTATTGATATTGGATATACCTCTACCTATTTTAGCCTGTGCGGTTGATTCATCTTTTTTAAGTTCTAACCAACGATTTTCATTAACAACAGTATACCCGGTTAAATCCGCTTGTTTTTTTCCTTTTTTCTTTTCATCATCTTTACCACTAAATGCAAAAGGTGTATTATATCCTTCTACACCACCGGTTGTATTCATTTCATCAATCATTCTCTCTCTAACTATTTTACGAATGATTTCTTTAATCTTATTTACTTGTTCTGTTTTTTTATCAGGTAATCCTTTATGTTTGGTAGATGCAAAATCTTTAGCATCTTTATCACTCATAGAATCAGCTGCTTTACTAACTTCAGGAGATGGATTTTCCATATCACCTTTTTGGGCTGCATGAACCATACCCATAAATCGTTGTTGTGCTTTAGATACTGCTGGCATTTTGATTATTTTATGATAAAATGTATAAAGAACCTGCTGTAATTGTTAATAACTTTGGATAGCAAGGAAATATTTGATGGTTATCCAATGAAGCTAAATTTAAATTTCCACCACCTTGTAATGTCACACTTCCGCTAACGTTAAATTCACCTTTCATAATACCCCATACTTTAGGATAATTCGAACCTTCTCCCAAAGCAGTTGAACCACTACTTGCTACATCTATTTTATATGCTCTATAATTTGTCATATTGTTTATTTATTTAAACTATTTTTTAACTCATTTAATAATTCGTACGTCATCATCATTGCCGATAAATGTTGTTCTTTAATTTTTTTAACTGATTTTATTTTTTTAATATTTGTAATAGTTTCAGCTAATTTAATTTTAGTTACCTTATCGGAAATTTTAGAACCTACTGTTTTTAAACTTTCAATTAGTTTAGAAACTTCATTTGAAACATATTCATTTAATTTACCCGTATTATTGATATTGTTAATATATTCTCTTAACAATCCTTTTTGTTCTACTGATAGGTTTTTGTATTTGTTATTGAAAGATTCAACTAATAGTTTATAAGATACGGCTCTTAAATCTTCATCTTGTTTTTTGTATTCTTCTAAAACAGCATTTTTAATTTTTTGCTCTTTGTTTTGAATAGATGTATTGATTATATTTTCTGCAATAGTAAATCTAGAAGATACTATATCCGTTGGTTCGTATTGTTCACCGGTTGTTATTACTTCAAATAATTTGTAAATAGATGCCAATACTTTATAATTTGATACAGGCGATTTTACAAACTCATCAATATTATATTTTTCTTTAATTTCTTTGATGAGATTATATTTTTCTTTCATCAATTTTTTTTCATCTAGTCTTTTTCTAGCTTCTAAAATTGTGGTTATGAATTGGTCTGCTTTGGATTCAGAATTATATTTTTCATTAATAAGATATTGGTATAATTTTAATTCCTTTGATAATTCCTTTTTACCATTAAAGTTTTCTTTTAAAATAGTTTCTGCTACAGATTTATTAGACGAAATTATTTCCGCCGTAATCTGTCTTACAAGTAATTCAAAGATAAATCCTGTATTTTTAAATTTCGAATGTTTAATTTTTTTCATCAATTGATATAATTAATCAGATATAAATATATTTTTCTATTGGTTTATTACTCTTTATCCAAATTCTCTGTCAAAATCTTCTTTTTACCACCATTCATATCCTTAAATACTTCCAAATATGAATTTTTTCTTGGTTTATAAGCGACAGAACCTTCTTTTTGTTTAAGAGTCTTAATTCCTAATGGGTCTCTACCTTCTGGATGGTCATCTTTACCATACCTAACCGAATCTTTTGGTCTACCTACACCATCCTCTTCCAATTCTGCTTTTATTTTAGCAATTTCTTCTTCAACATTAGTAGGTCCTTCTGTTCCGGTTTCTTTAGCAGGGTCAACACCTTGTGTTTCAATTGATGTTAATCTGAATTGTTGTTTAACATCTTCTAATACTTGCAACGTCATTTCATCTTGCTCA